AAAGCAAAATAAAGGGTTGAAGAATAAAATTTCAACACTCCAAGAACAGGTTCTCAAAGTAAACCTTGTGAATGCAAAATTACTTTATTCGAACAAGGCTTTGAAAAATGCCTCTTTGAATGAGCGACAAAAAAATAGAATTGTCGAGTCCATTTCAAAAGCCGGTTCAGTGGAAGAAGCAAAAACTATTTTTGAAACACTTCAAAGCACTGTGAGCAGTGCGCCAAAAAAGCGTACTCCAAATTCATTGAGCGAAGCTGTTAATAGAGGACGTGCATCCACACTTTTTGCTAATCGCCGTGGAGAAAATAAAGTTGAGTCCAACGCTGAGTTGGATCGATGGAAGATTCTTGCGGGATTGGACAAATAACTTTTCTAGACTAACTTAAGGAGGATTTATAAAATGTCTGTTTTAGAAAAACTAACTGAAGGCATCGTTGAACGCTCCCTTAGAAGAGAAGGTGCGGCACTCGTTAACAAGTGGAGCCGCACTGGTCTTCTTGAGGGCATGGGCGATCATCGCAATGCTAATAATATGGCTCGGTTGCTTGAAAACCAAGCTAAGGATCTTCTTCGCGAAGCATCCTCAATGGAGAGTGGCAAGGTAGAGGGTTTCGCCTCTGTCGCATTCCCCATCGTCCGTCGTGTATTCGGTGGACTTCTGGCTCAGGATATTGTATCCGTGCAACCAATGAGCCTCCCGTCTGGGCTGATTTTCTTCCTAGACTTCACGCACGAGTCCAACCGATTGGACAGCGGCGAAGACACTTCACTGTATGGTGGTAATGTCGTCGGTCGTCAGATCACTGGTGGTGTGGATCAGAAGTATGTTTCAAGTGCTAACATGAACGCTAATGAGCAAAATGCGGCACTTGACCGAGGTTTCTACAACCTCAATGGTGCTTACTCATCTCCGACTGGTTCGGCTGATGTTACGGGTTCTGCTGGTTTCACCCTTCATATTGACGCTGCTGCTGCTGATGCAACTGCGGCTGGACTGAAGATGATTCGCTTTGACCCTGATGTTCTCAATCTCGATACGTCCACTCACCAAGTTGCTATTGTTAAGTGTGCGTTGAGTAACATTGAGACGATTGTATCGAAGCTCAATAAGCGTTTTACGACATTTGTTTCGTTTGATTGCTCTCTCGACGCCGCAGCCGTAAAGCTACAGCAAGTTCGACGTTTGTCGGTTCTTGGCTCTTCAACGGCTCACCCGTCTGAAGATGCTTGGGATGGAACAGAGGACACCCTCTATTGTGTCTTGCTCGGTAAAAATGCCGAAGTTCAAGCTCTTGGTGACGGCTCCCCCGCTGCTGGAGAGGATGCTCACGAGCCCGGTCTGACGAATACGTGGAAGGTTACGTTCCCAGAAGAGGACAAGTTTGCTTCTGCTGGAGATCCTTCGGGTCTTGGTGCGATTAAGGGTGACAATAACTGGGGACTGGAAGATGAGAAAGAGATCCCTGAGATCAACATCAAGGTGGACAGCATCGCTGTGACCGCCGTGACGAAGAAGCTCAAGGCTCGCTGGACTCCAGAACTTGGTCAGGATCTTAACGCTTACCACAACCTCGATGCTGAGGTTGAGCTTACGTCGATTCTCTCCGAGCAGATTGCTCTTGAGATTGACCAAGAGATCCTTAACGATCTCGTGCAGGGTGCCAAGGCTGGCACGATGTATTGGTCGCGTTCCCCCGGTCTTTTCGTTAACCGAGAGACTGGTGCTGAGATTGGTGCCCAAGCAAAGGCTCCTGATTTCACGGGTACCGTGTCTGAGTGGTATGAGACTCTTGTTGAGACGATCAACGATGTTTCTGCCCGAATTCACCGCAAGACCTTGCGCGGTGGAGCTAACTTCTGCGTTTGCTCGCCAGAGGTTGCCAATATTCTTGAGTTTACCAGTGGGTTCCGTGCGAACGTCACCGCTGACGAGAATAAGGGCACCATTGGTGCTGTGAATGTAGGTAGCATCTCTAAGAAGTTCGACCTTTACGTCGATCCTTACTTCCCTCGGAACCTTATTCTGGTTGGTCGTAAGGGTAACAGCTTCCTTGAGAGTGGCTATGTTTACGCTCCGTATGTCCCGCTGCAAGTCACGCCTACCATTTTTGGCGAAGATGATTTCACACCCCGTAAGGGCGTGATGACTCGCTACGCCAAGCAGATGGTTAAGCCTGACATGTATGGTCTAGTTGTAGTCCGAGGACTCATTGGTGAGTCTGGTGCATAATCAGTAATCGTAACTGATTAATTTT